ATTTTGATAAAGATGGTAATGAAATGACAGGAGAAGATTACTACAACACAACCTTTAAATCAGAATAAGATTTTACAAAATTAAATAGTTATGAATGAAACAATGATGACAAGCCTCCTGATTCAGTTGGCTGACCTTGGTGTAACCGGTATTAAGATTAAATATGAAGGTAGTGGTGACTCTGGTTGTATAGAAGATGTACTATATACAATGGACAAACTACCTGAAAATGAAGAAGATGCATTTGATGCAGTTAATGAATTGGAACCATGGGATCCTGCAATGAGATTGCTAGAAGGTCTTCACTCAGGTTTATGTTCTGATATTCAGAATTTTGCTGAAGAAAAGATTTTAGATAGTATAGAAGATTGGTGGAACAATGAAGGTGGTTATGGTAACATGTGTATTCTAGTACCATCTGGTAAGTATTGGATACAAAATAATGTTAGAACTACACATGTAGATGATTATTACCATACAGGTGGTTTAATTGATGAAACTTTAGACTAATGTCACATCCTGTAGAACATGCAAAATCATCAGCTAGAAAGTTTGGTGGTTCTTGGTTAGATTATCTAGAGATCCATGAGTGGTTTGATGCTACAAAGGCTTGGATTGGTCATAGTAAACACAGAATGTTCCGTCACCACAGTGAGGGTATATTTGAATGTGAGAAGATCTTTGGTCAAATCATTGAAAACTCTGATGGTAAGAAAGTGTACGTAAGATATATTGGAGAGCAGCACGTAAAAGAAGACTGCAATGGATATATTCCAAGTGCAAAAGAGTGGGTTCAGAACTTAGAGAAGCCCACAGAATGGATGATTAAAACACTTAAAATTGAAGACTAATGAAACTAACTAAATCTGAATTAAACAATCTGATTTCTATGTTTAACTCTAGTGATGCAGAGAACCATGTCATTGCTTTCCAAGCAATAGAAAACAGTGGTTTAACTATACCAGAGTTAATTGTATTATATAAGTATTCTAAAAAAGATTCTATTGCTTGGGGTAAACAAGCACCAAAATCTTACAAGTTACTTATACCAATTCTATCAGAGCAGATAGGATCATTATCTAGTGCAAGAGTACTAGGATTATTAACTACACACAAAGCAGATAAGCTTTTGGTTGAGCTATTCATAGAAAACTTTGTCAGAGATCTAACAAGTATGTTGGGTCAGATAGGTTATGATATGAATCAAATAAGCATTGATGTAAAAATTAAAGATGATGGACAAAGCACAGAGTCTAAGTAAAATCAGTAAAGAACTAATGTTGAAAGAGCCCTATTATGGGTTCTTTCTCATTATGTTGAATAAAGTATGGAGGAAAGATCTCCCTACTGCAGGTGTGAGTAAGCACAATATTAATTATCAGTTGGCCATTAATGAGGAATTCTGGACTGGACTAAGTGATGATCACAAGATGGGCTTACTGAAACATGAATTACTTCATATTGCATTTGGTCACCTTGTAAGTTTTAGCTCTTTCAGCAACAAGAAACTTGCAAATGTTGCCATGGATATGGAAATTAATCAGTATATTGATTGTTCCTGGCTTCCAGGTGGAGATTTGACTTCAGATCAATTTAATCAAATTAAAGAAACAGTAAAAGCTGAGTTAGAACAAGCTAAAGCAAATAATGCTACTCCAGAAGAATTACTTGCTATTAACAAAAAACTTCCTCCTAGAGGTATCATGATTGATGACTATGCAGATCTTAATCTAGATAGAAAAGCTGGTTGTAGATATTACTATGACCAGCTTCTCCGACTTCAAGATGAGAAGGACAAGAATGGTAGTACAGGTGATCAAGCAATGGATAATCTACTTGATAACATTGCAAGTGGAGACATACCAGACCATTCTACATGGGAGGAGTTTGAAGATATGTCTGAAGCTGAGAAGAAACTCATAGAGAAACAAGTACAGAAAATCCTACAAGATGCTAAGGAACAGACCATTAAGAAACGTGGTAATGTTCCTGGTGAGATAGAAGGACTGATTGTTCTAGATGAAGTTGTCAAAGCTAAATTTGACTGGAAAGGATATCTTAGAAGATTCACTGGTACAAGTACTAAAATCTTTACTAAAAAGATTAGAAGAAAAGAGAACTATAGGTATGAGGATAATCCTGGTCTTAAGATCAAGATGAGACAACATATGCTATTGGCTATTGACACTTCTGGATCTGTAAGTAATGATGAACTTGCTGAGTTTATGAATGAGATACATCATATTCATAAAGCAGGAGTAGATATCACTATTGTACAATGTGATACAAGTATCCGGTCTATTGAGCCTTACAAGGGCAAGAATGATCTTAAAGTACATGGAAGAGGTGGGACTGAATTTGATCCCGTCCTAGACTATTACAATGCAAACATTGGAAAGTATACAAGCCTGGTATACTTTACTGACGGTGAGTGTTACACATCTGTAAAACCAAAGAATAGAGTTCTGTGGGTTTTGTCAGAACAATCAAGCATGAATGAAGACCTTCCAGGACAGGTTATCAGACTTGAACTTTAATTCCAATTTTATTACTTAATCACATTTTTTATGTATATTTGTATATGAAATTAAAACATCAAAAACAGGATATACATAAGAAGTGTGGAGTGTATATCATAAGTACAAATTCCCATAGATACGTGGGTAGCAGTGTTGATATATACTCTAGGTATAAACAGCATCTAAATTCTCTAAAGAGAGGTAATCATTACAATGAATTTCTTCAAAGAGTCTATAATTTGTATAAAGAAGAAATGACTTTTACTGTTATTGAATTTTGTGAGAACTATCTTGAGAGAGAAGTACATTACATTAATTATTATGAATGTGATATCAATGCTGAAAGAGATCCTATAAGTAGAATAAAAAGTGAAATTACAAAAGAAAAGTTGAGAATGGCTAACACTAATAAAAGGTTAGGTAAGGACAATCATGCTTCAATTAAGGTATATCAATATACCCTAGATGGTTGTTATGTAAATGAGTACAATAGTATAAGGGAAGCTGCATTAGCTGTTAACGGTAATGAGCAGTCCATAGGAGATGCTGCAAGTGGAAATTATAAATCTTCTAGTGGTTTTCAATGGAGAAAGGAAAAGTTTGATGCTATATCAAGTATTTCTAAGAGAAATAGAAAACCATATTCAATTAAGAAGATTAGCATATTTGATGGAGTTGAAACAACTGTTGTATCAAGTATTAAAGAAGCTGCACTATTATTAAATGCCAATGAAGGCACAGTTAGAAAAGCTCTTACACATGGATTTAGGTGTAAGGGCCAAGTTATTAAGTTAGAATTATAAAAACAAGTGTTATGAATACAGTACAATTGAACGTAGATGAGTTAAAAGGTTTTATCCGTCACATGGTTAAAAACAATCAGCATATTCAAGCTCAAGGAAAAGTTCCTGTAGCAATCAATATTGAAGGTGATGCCGGTCTTGGTAAAACTTCTGCAATCTTGCAGTTAGGTAAAGAACTTGGTATGGATGTAGTAAAGCTCAATCTTTCTCAGATTGAGGAATTAGGTGACCTAGTTGGTTTTCCTGTTAAAGAATTCTTAGTAAAGAACCAAGAAGGTAAACAAAGATGGATTACTGAAGCTCAAGTAAACGGTGCTCTTAAAGCAGGTTATACTGTTGTAGATAAAAGAATGTCTCATGCTGCTCCTGAATGGATTCAGGGTAAAGGTGAGGGTGGTTTCCTAATCTTGGATGACTATACTCGTGCTGACCACAGATTCATGCAAGCTACTATGGAGATCTTGGACCGTCAAGAATATGTATCATGGAAGCTTCCAAAGAACTGGCATGTTATCTTGACTACTAATCCAGACAATGGTGACTATAATGTAACTAGTCTTGACGTAGCTCAGAAGACTAGATTTATTTCTGTTGAGATGAAGTATGATGTCAATGTATGGGCTAAGTGGGCAGAGCAAGCTGCTATTGATGGTAGATGTATTAACTTCATGTTGATGCACCCAGAGCTTGTTACTCAACGTGTGAATCCAAGATCTATTACTACATTCTTTAATGGTATTAGTTCTATTCCTAAGTTTGAAGATGAGTTACCTCTTGTTCAGATGATTGGTGAGGGTTCTGTTGGTACAGATTTCTCTAGCATGTTTACTATGTTTATCAATAACAAGCTTGACAAGATGATCTCTCCAGAAGATCTACTTACTAAAGATGAAGCATATGTAAAAGGTGCTTTGTTAGCTTCTGTAGGTCAAGGAGATGATTTCCGTGCAGATTTGTCTAGTGTAATTGCAACTCGTGTAATTAACTATGCACTTACTGTAGCTGAGAAAGGATCTGTTCCTAAAGCTATGATTGATAGACTAGCTAAGCTTACTACTGAGTTTGATGGCTTTACAAATGACTTGAGATATTATATGGTCAAGGAGATTGTAAATGGTAATAAAGTTAAGTTCTCTGCTTTGATGGCAGATACTGCAGTAGTAAAGATGGCAATTCAATAATTAACCAGGGGGTGTAACAGCCCCCTATATTTTTATATTATGCAACAAATTATATTTTGTAACAGAAATGGTGATGCATTAGATGTAGAACTGCATTATGGTGTACCAGAGAATAAGAGTGAAATCTATACAGTAGGTAAAGGATATGTTCCTGCACAAGGAGATAGTATATACTTAATGCCGGGAGTTAATATTCCTAGGGTTAAGCTTAAAGATTTAGCATTAGATCTTGGAGTAAAAATAGTTAGAGATCCTGAGAGAGCTAATGTAATTATCTCTGGTAAAGCTACTATAAATAAAATTACATGTGGCCGTTGGTTACGTAGTGCAGAAACTAGTCAGTTCACAGCATATGTTGAATGGTTAAAAACTCATATGGGCTTTGACATGTATTATACAGATAAGTATGATACTGCAGTAGCGGCATGTAATCCAGATGTAATTTATATGGAGTATGGTACAGCAAATGATATGAGTTCAAAAGGATTCACTATGGTTTCAGGAATGTCTTCTGCTGTTTATTTTGTTGAGGAAGAATATAAAGATGAACTTGATAATATTCAAAACAAGCCAATCTTTGATGAGTCAGAGTTACTTGCTATGATCAATGGTGATGATGCAGTTACTATTACACCTGAAGTATATCAGCAACTAGTTAAAATGTTTCAGAGTTCAGACCAAGATAATCATATCATGGCTATGGAGATCATGGCAAACTCTAACTACATAGATAGTGCATTGTATCTATTAATACTTCTTGAGCGTTATGCTCATAGAATTTCAGACTGTCACACTAAAAACCATGTAAACTTTAAGTCTATGGTAAGTTACTTTAATATGACAGTTAAAGAAATTGCTTGGCTTGATCCAGATAAGATTGCTAAACATCTAATGAATCTTGGTTTACTTACTAAAGATTGGACACATGTATTACTTCAAGAAGAAGCTGAGTGGTTTATTAGAAACATTGCACATAGTTCTACTTTTAGTGTAAAAGAGATTGTTCCTACACCAGAAGTACAAACAGCTATCAATGATTCTTATACTGGTGTTGTAGAGTATGCTATAGATTCTAAAGATGTTACTTCAGTAACTGAATCTAGTATTCTTTCAGAAAGAGAAATTGAATCTGAAGAAGAGGAAAGAGTAATAGCTGCACTTTATATGGAAGAACAGGAAGAAGATTATAATCAACTGCCACCTCCTCCAGCAGAAATAGAGCTCAACATTGAGCCAGAAGCAATTGAATCTGCAGTAGAACTTGAGCCAGAACCTGAATTAAATGACCATCAAATAGAAACTAATGAGCCCACTGACATTGACTGGTTCTGATGAACTAGAATTATTTTACAAAAACAAATTCTATTTTAGCTACAGTAGCATTAACAAGCTATTGTTCTCACCTAGAATGTTTTACAGTCATTATGTGCTCAACCAAAGAGAGGACAGTACGGACGCGCACCTGGTAGCAGGGCGCGTTCTACACTGTCTTTTATTTGAGCCAGACAGTTATGACAAACAATTTATTAGCATGCCAGGCAAATATCCTACGGATAGTCAAAGAAAGATTATTGATAATATTTTTAAGTATCATTGTACTGTTGGAAATGATTCATTATCTTTGGATGATTACTCTCAAGAAATACTCTCAGAATTACTTACAGCAAATCT